ATATACAGACGAAGAGTTATGGTTTTTTTGACCCCTTCCCCCCTTCGTGCCGTTCTTTTCCAGACTTAACCGCGTGACAGTGTGTGCATAGTGCTTGGAATGGACCGCGCCAGAAGCTGCCTCCCTGCCGTACAGGTTTAATGTGGTCGCATACAGTAGCAAGCCTATTGCAGTGATTGCATACAGGATTAAGACTAAGAAATGCAGCCCGTAGTTTTCTCCATTTTCTGGTGTTGTATCTTTTCTCATTGTACTTTCTTCCCGCGTGGGGTTTTACGTTTGTGTAGTACTTGTTGTGCTTTCTGGGTTGTGGTTTTGATGCCATAGATTGATGTACTTGATGGGCGGTGTATCTGTCTAGCCATAGCGGTAAGCCAAGCCTTGCGTGTGGCTGTTATCTTACAATCAGAAATATATACATCTTCTCCATCTGTATAACTGTATTCAATACGCTTAAGCCTAGCATATTCTAATATGTTCTCAGCTATCTCTATCCTCTCCTCCTTTGTGTAGGTAGGGTGAGTGTGTAGCTTGCTAACTGTGTTTATTTTGCAAATCATCCGCCTTTTGTTTGTAGTATTTAGTTAATTGTATCAATTCCTCGTTTGTGTATTTCCTGCTATCCTGTGAGCGTTTAAACATATTTTCAGCAGTACCCTCGCCGTGCTTTATATCCAACTCTTTACCCATAAGATACTGGGCGCCTTGGTTGCCTATGTTGCAGCCATAACATTGACCAGCGCTGTTCTTCTCGTGCCATCGTGTTGCATAGTGTCGCCTACTCATAAAATGCCCGCACTGCATTTGCTTAACGTGCTTCTTTGTTTCGCAAGTAATGCACTTAACTAAGCCGTCAGCGTCAGCATCTCGCCAGCGTATGTATTGACTAAAGGCGGCGTCTAGTTTTTTAATTAGTGCTTTCCTGTTTATTTTCTTTTTGTGCTTCTTCAATGTTTTTTAAGTCTTCTGCTGAGATATGTATGTGACCGCCTAATTCCTCTAGACTTTTCTTTTGTGGTTCTACTATTAGCGCCTCGCCTAACTTCTGCCAATCTATCATAGCAAAGTGCGGGGGCATTATCCCGCCTTGATGAATAGTATGCTGTTTCTCTCTTAGTGGTATTGTCTGCTCAAGCTCGTACTTGTGGAGGCATTTAATAAGCGTGTTAGTTGTAAGGTTGCCAAACAATTCAAACTTACCCTGTCTAATCATCTTAAAGGCTACTAATATCTCCTCAACTTTTAGGCTAGGAAATATCTCTATTATGTCATCTACTGCATCCTGTAAATCTTCCTGACTTTGAAAAGAACGGGTTGCATTTACTGATCTAACTAAGCGCTCTAACTCTGCCAGGAGCAATAACTTGGTAGCTGCTGCATCTAGCTTGTTTGCTGTTTGTAATACTAGACCTTGCTCAAAAGCTGTTTCGCTTGTGTGTACTCTTGCTACTTGCCTGCTATTTTCCACTAGCCCACTCAAGTGCTTGTTGAGCATTAAGTTCGTTTCTTTTTGCTCCTGTTTTGAGAGCAAATAATCCTGCCCAGCCTTGGGTGATACTTTGCTGGATGATTTCGATTGCTGTTGTTTCATTGTTGTTTGATATTTTTTGTAGGTTGTGTAGTGCTGCCTGCTCACCTCGCTCGGTGTACTTTTTTCTCTTTTGTTGTTTTCTTTCGTCTATCCATATATCCCATATCTCATTAAATTCTTTTGATTTAAATGGTCGCTCTATACTAACATGTTTTTTCTTTTGTTTACTATTATGTTTACTTTCTAATCTTTTTGATGAGGCTGCTTTATCAATTTGATTAGGCTGCTTTATCAATTTGATTAGGGTACTTATCAATTTGATTAGGCGGGATCGTCCGTTGAATTCGCATTTTATGTACTTTAATTTTGTTAATTTTTTGATAGTTCTGCTTACTGATGGAATAGATATATTTACTTCTTTTGCTATCGTTTCATTTGTTTTAAAATAGTCACCCCCTTCACAACATAAGTTGTAGATATCTGCTAAAATTAGCTTATCTGTAGGGCTTAACTTATCATCTTGATAGATAGCTTTTGGAATCCATACACCTGTAAACTCTTTACCCATTTAACTGCTCATCTTGATATAAAATTTCACCGATTAGCTGGATTTTAGTTGTGTCAGCAGTTTTTACTATTGTATCCGCGTAGCGTATCATTCTTTTCGGCTCTTCGTTTATCCATCTGTGTACGGTTCTTCTATCTACTCCTAGAGCATCAGCGCAAGCCTGCTGCGTACCGTAAAGTTTTTTAATATATTCTTTCAATTCTGTGTTGTTCATTTGTACCAGGTTGGAAGTTCTAAAATCATAGGTTTATTTAAAGGCTCTAGATAGTCGTAGCTTTTTGGTGTGCTTTTACCATCCCAGCCCCTAAACCAATCCTTAAACATTTGCACCTCAAGCCTAGCCCTGTTAAATCCATCCTCAGCCATTTCTAGACTTATTTCGTACACTATTACGCCATAAGGAGGGTTAGGGTCGCAAGTTATAAGATAGTGCTTTATTTCAGCCCTAGAATTAAAAACAGCATACGAGTACAATGCTAGTTGCATGTGATAGAGGTTTTCTAATACCCAACGCTGTATTTTTCTAGGCTCGTTGTCTGTAATTTTTAAGTCTGCTATATAATCAGCACCAACAACATCAGCGTACCCGTGGAATTTTACACCTTCAAAATTGAATTGTAAATAATCTTCTACTCTGTTAGCCTCTGTTATTAATTTATTTGCCAGTGGGTTGCTCATAATAGCCTCAGCAAGATTTAGAGCATCATCGTACTCTTTGCGAGTAAAAACCTTTTGCTCTCCGTACTCCTCAACTGCCTCTTTGTAGGCTTTTGCTGTTTTTGTTTTGCAGTTTAAAACTTGTAGACTTATTTGCTTTTCAGGCTCTAGAGTTAGCAGGTGAGTAAGCCAGCCCCTGCGCATTGCAGAGCTTTGTTTAAACTCCCTTTTTTTATACATAACCCAGTGCGCTGGGCTTTTGCTAAATTGTTTTAGTGAGCTAAAGGATAGCTTAACATCTTGTAGATTCATTTTCTAGCTATTAAAAGGGTTACCTCCTTCCACAAATAGCTGCTCTAAATCTACTCTATCATTAAACTTTTGCGCTAGTTCTATTATGTCTAAATCTAACGCCTCTTTGCCTTCTACTCGTACGTAGTATTTTGTATCTAACCCCGCGCCTTTGCGTGTTATTTTTAGGTCGTATGTCATTGGGTCACCTTCTACATCTGATAAATTCGCCAGCTCTTGCAATATGCTACGAGTTGCACAGCTATAGATTTTAAATTTGCTCTCTTCGTAGTGCCAAACGTTAAACGCTGCAAAGGGTCTTACTTTATCTTCTGATTTATACGCTTTCTTTGGCATTTCGCCGTCAAATAACCACCTTACGGGTTTATTATCAATCCAGGTTTCTAAACCTTCAACCGCTTTGGATATAATTCTAATTGTTGCCGATTCATTAGGTTGCAACTTTAAGTATTGTGAGCCTGCTGTTTCGCGCTCATAGTTGTTTTGTAAAAAAGTCATTTTGTAGGGTTTTTTAATTACACCCCAATAATAGGGCGCTAAGTGTCCTATATACAAAATAACTTATTAACGAAACATTGTGCAAAAGCAAAGGGGCGCCCTTGAGCTAACCCCTGCCTTTCAAAATCAATCAAACTAACTAATCTACTGCTTAACCTTTTTGCAGCTGTTGCAATTTACGCAATCCTTTTCAAAAAACGAAAGGCACAAAGGCAAAATACCAATAAAACAGAGTAGTACATTTTCCCAGGTGTTTCCGTGTTGTACTATTTGTTGACAGGCTGTTATAACTATTAAGCCCGCGCTTGTGCGTTTTGCGCTCCATTTTAAACGTTTATCTTTAAAAATTTGCGTTAGATCAAGTTTAGCTAGTGCAATAGTTACGTTTTTCATATTAATATGTCCAAATTAAATTTTGTGGCTTATTTGTGCTTAGGTCTACATGTATAAAAGTATCTGCAACTCCTATTCTTGTAAAGCCTACATAAAGTAAAGCCTCTATAATTAAAAATCTTCTAGCGCTATTTACGCAAGATATATCAGCAGCAAGACCGTAACGATGACTAGAATTTTTAACACCTCCTACATCTTTATTGTGCTGCTCACTTCTGTAACCGCTCGTTATTCTAAACGGCACTCCTGCCCGCTCTCTAGCCTTATCTAGTAGATCTAAAAAATCCTGATTCATAAACTCGCCCGAACCTGGCAAATCTGGACTGTCAAACTCCTCTACAGTAAAATAACGCATACTCCTATAATTGATAACCCTATACACAGTAAATCGTGCGCGTCATAACGCCCGTAATTGATACGCTTATATCTACAATTGTAAACATTAAGCAAAATGATGCATAAATAAGGTATTAATACTTTCATTTTTTACGGTTTTTTCTATGTGTTATAATGCCCTCTACGTTTAACCATATTAAAGTAATACCGCCAACAACACCAAGCCCCCAAGTAAGGCACTCGCTAAACATTGCTGCACTCCAGCCAGCCCATAAAAAGTTGATACCCCAAAGTTTTCCTTGTTCCATTATACTGCTGCAATTGTTATATCTGCCCCGTAAACAACTTTACGCCCTGGGGTTACTTTTATCATTATGTTTTGAGTGGCGCTGCTAGTTATATCTAGAATATCAATTGAAGCGTTAAAATCTCCAGTAGTTTCATTTGTTAAATCTCCATCAGTATGGTCGAAATTTCTAACTCTTACAGCCGTTGCGCTTTCTGTGCCTGAAGCATAAACTTGCACGTGGGTTGCCTTGTACCCCGTTGGTATCGCCTTAGTTACAAATAACTCGGTTGCTGTTGTTGAAATTTTTACTCCTAGCTTATCACTTGTGTCGTCTTCAATTACTGCATAACCTCCGTCGTCGTTACCCATAAATTCAGTAGGCATAACCTTCATTAAGGTAGTGCTATTAAACCAGCCACTCTCACCACCTGACGCATCAGCAAAAGACGCCCCCGTAGCTGTAGCGTTAACAGTCAAAACTTGTCCAGCAGTGCCAATAGTAGTTAAAACTACATTACCATCATCTCGGATAGACATTGGCTGCGTTTTGCCCGCTGCTGCTGGAGCCTGTGGAAGCCCTAAATTCCAAGTACTACTTGAACCGTCTGATATTTTTAAATCTGTAATACCATAACTATCAATAGTAACGCTTTGGCTTTTTGTGTTAATTGTTGGGATGGGGCCTCCCGCTCCTGTTGTTGGTCCTTTTTGACCTATTGCAACAGTTGGGTAAGGGTCGCCCTTGCTCGGTTGCTTGTTTTCTATTCCAACAGTAATATCACTAATATCTCTACTTAGAAACATACACTCAACATCATACTCACAACGTGCAGCAATATGCGTAAGGCTAGTAACCTGGTAGTATACAGTTCCCTCGTCTGAATTTGTTAAAACGCTGTAGGGATGTATGTACTTCGTTCCTACTTTATACAGTGTGCCTCTTTCTGTTCTTCGGCTGTTTTTATTAGCTGCCAGGCGTTCAACTACTCCTAGCTTGTTAATAGAGTAACCGCTAGTAGTGTTTTGTAGATTTGTCCACTCAGTACTCGGCACGTTTTCTGTACCGTTGTAAACAGATATAATGCCTAAATTATTAGGGTCGCTTATTTTATCGCCTATTAATGTATTACCCTGATCTAGCTTATACCTGGCACTTTGTGAATTTTTTGCAACTACGTCAACAGTACCAAACTCCTGCGTTGATTCGCCGTTAAAATTATAAACACCAAGGTCACTGATATAAACGTCAGCGTTTGCGCTGTCTGTCCATGCTGCTACTGTGTTACCGTCGTGGTCTATTGCGCTAACATCTACTTGTATCTGTAAACCGTTAGCGTCTGCTGGTATTCCTGCTGTAGTAAAAGTGAACTCATTGCCTGTATAGATGTATGCTGTTCCATTCATTGCATAACCAACAGAAACGTCAAAAGGGTCGCAAATTATTTCTAGACGGCTTGCACTTGATGCGTCCCAGGTTGGATCTGCATATTGTGGCAAATAGTAAAAATAATTATCCGCGTCAGCACCGACAGTAAAATAATCTTGTGCGTTAGCGTTAAACGTTGCTAGTCTTTTTAAATATCTGTTAGTTCCGCCAGCATCGCCAACCCTTAAAGTAATAGATAGCTTTATTCTAGCAATTGCGTCCTCACTTGTATAGCCCGAAATACCTGCCGTGTAATAATTTAACCTACCACTAACAAGAAATTGAGTACTCTGTTCTCTTACTGCGTCTTCGTCGCTTAATAATGTGCCTGGTGTATAGTTAGCACTAAACAAGTTAGGCTTATCACCTTGATAGTCTCTGGTTCTTTTTACTTCTTTAAACGCTGGTGTACTGCTACGCTCCCAGCCCGCTAGCTTTTCAAAATCTGCACTATTATTACCAAAGGCACCGCTATAATTTACAGTAACGGGACTGGTGTAACCAACAACACCGCCGCCCTGTATAATGTACGCTTGATTGATACCACTAGAACCGTGATGCTGTAAAGCTCCCAAAGGTAAAAACCAAAATCTCCCGTTAGCCATAAAAATACAACTATTGAAAGTTTTGCATATACTTTCTAGAACCTCGTAGGCACTGTAGTACTCTTTTACACCTTCTTCGTTTAAATTGTGGAAACTTTCTTGCCTTACCCAAGCATTTTGCAATTGCTTTGCTGTTCCGCCTGCAATGTGATCTTTGTATTCTTTACCTATAAAATCCTCAAAAAAGTAACAAAGTATATCACCAGCACCCCAGAAATTTGCACTATGTACTTTTGAAAGTATAGCATACAAATGGCCTGTAATGTTGTTTGTACCTGTATACGCTGCACCGTTGTTGTTGTAGTCGATACCTTTAAGATTCCCTAAGCCATCTACTGCGGTAATTGTTACGGCTGCGCTTGGAAATTCATCAGATATAATAGTCTGTTCGGGTAATATCTCGCCTATCCACCACGCTTCGTTATCACCGTCGGGGTCTCTATATATTTCTAGCCTGTAAGTGCCTTCTTCTGCAGTGTCTAAATTTGAGTACAGTGTGTTAAATTGAGTGTCTAGGCTGTCGTTGTGAAATAGCGTTATCTGTACTCTACTGCCTAAAATTGGTTTAGCCCTATCAAAATTATCGAAGTCGTAAGTAAGTCTAAATCCATCAGGACCTAAAGTAAAAGCATGATTTAGATCGCCAGTGCTTATTGTACCGTCAACAATTTTAACCTTCCAGGTAGTACCTTTTTCATCGGTAAACTCACTAACTGCGTATACTACTGCCATTATGCAAATCGATTTCTATCACGCGAAGCGCGCGCGTTGCTTATTAAAATATCATCTCCAGAAATACGCCCGTAAACGTTTGTACTTCCGCCTCCAATATAATCCCTTAATTTTGATAAAGGGGCAATAACTTCCGGATCAATAGCCGCGTTTCTGTTATCTCCCACAATGCTCATAGTCTCGCCAAAAGCTAACCCACCAGCAGCTAGAGCGGGAACGCTTCCAAAGGCAGCTTTTACACTTCCAACAGCAGCAGCAATAAAGGCAGGAATAGACAAGCCCCCGCTTATTTGATTGGCTGGATTCTTAGCACTTGAGGCGTTAGTTATTGCGTTAGCTATAGCCTCGCTGAGTAGCGTCTGTAGTAATTGCTTTGCTAAGTTTTTCATATTTTCGGCGAAGTTTTCACCTTCTACAATAGCACTAGCAAAGCCTTGGCTTAATTGTGTTTCGAATGCGCTAAAGGTAGGTATGACAGTTTCATTTATTAAATCCGCTACCGTGCTATTAGATTGCTGTAGTTGTTTAACGCCTGTGTCTGTTTCTATCAGTTGAGGCTGTAAAGTTTTAAGGGCTTCTGAATATCTTAGTACAGCTTCGGTTGCTTTGACTGTTGTACTTGTAGAATCTTCAAAATCTTCATCTAATTTTTTCAGGCTTAAATTTTGCAACTCTGTTTCTAGTAGTGCTATCTCCTCGCCTAAGTTTTTTACCTGCTCTTTGTATCGCTGTGCGCTTCCGCTGCTTACTTGTTTTTCTAATCTATTACCTACTTGACCGATAGCGCTACTCATTTCTTCAGCACGAGCTGCAACTTCCATCTGTACCTTTTCGGTTTTAAGAAGTTCAATACGTGTAGTAATACCGACCTCTTTTTGCTTCTTATCTAAACCCTCAAGGCTTTCAATAAACTCATCGGTTTTCTTTTGTGCTTGGCTTGTTGTATCTACTAAACTAGCCAGGGCAACAGTTAGAACTCCAGCGGTTATAGCAATTGCACTTATTGGGTTAGCTAGCATAGCAGCGTTTAAAGCTATAAACCCTGTGCGTAAAGCCGTAACCCCTGCTATAAGTTTAGGCAACACAATAAGAAGAGGACCAATAGCAGCAACAAAAGCCGCGGTTGTAACTATTATTCTCTTTGTGCCAACATCTAAATCTCCTATTTTTTTAGATAAATTAATAACGCCGTCTAACGAGCCTTTAAATGCTGGTAGCAAATCATCCATCATTGCCGCGCCCGCTTGTTTTAAGTTGTCTAAGGCTGTGCTAAATTTTCCTGATGCCGTTTCACTTAGTCGCTCCATTGCACCATTGGCAATTCCGCCCTCTTCTGCAAAACTTCTTAAAGCGTCATTAAACTCTTCAACAGAAACCGCTCCGCCTCCTAATTCACTAGGTAGCAGCCCCGTTGTTTCTGATAATGTTTTAAATATAGGTATACCCCTTTCAGCTAATTGGTTAAGGTTTTCTAACTCTACCTTACCCTTTGCGTTTACTTTTGCAAAAATTGCTGCAATCTCATCTATAGAGGCTCCAGAAGTTGCTGCAATATCGCCGAGGAATTGTAGTTGATTGTTAACTTCACTTATCTCAGTACCCGAAGCAATTAATTGACGTGCTGACTTTGCAACCGCATCAATTTGGAAGGGCGTTTTAGCAGTAAACTCATTGAGTTGCTCCATCATAATACTAGCCTGCTCTGCTCCGCCAGTTAATGAAATAAAACTAACTTCTAACTTCTCAAGATCAGCAGCACTTTTTAAAGCAAAGGTACCAACAGCAGCTAGAGGCAACGTTAATGATTTAGTAAGGCTTTGTCCTACAGCTTCAAAATTAGAAGACATAGAGCGCATTTCACGCCTAACTTTGCCTAGTGATTTATTTAAATCTCTAGTATCTGCTCCTATTTTTACTATTAAGTCGCCTAACTTTGCCATCTTATTTCTTTTTTGCTAATCCTTCTAATAATGCAAACCCGCTAACCTTAGCTTTTTTGCTTTGTTCTTCCTCCTCCCAAGGAAACACAGTCAAATCAATTGGCTTAATCTTACTGCCTTTCTTAGTATGTACATTTAACAATAGAGCAGTTTGCCACCTGGTGCGTTCCCAGTTAGAACGTTCTTGCATTTCTATACTTTCGCGCTTTCCTGTTACGGCGTTGCTGAACTCGTTAAACGTTAAAGAGTAGAGAGAGCCTGGGGTTAGCCCTAATAAGCCAAGCCCCAGCTCCTCGACCCTACTCCACGTTAAAGGGCTGTTAGCCTCTTTTTTTTCGCTTTTTTTTTGTCGTTACCTCCCATCAATTCCGTCATAGTTTCCACAAGTATAGGCAAATCACTTACCTCTATTTCGTTTAACCATTTCTCCACGTCCATAGTAAACTTCATCCCCTGCGCCTCACAACCCGCTTTTACAAAATAATAGATTAACTCAGGTATTAATGTAACATCATTAGCGTCAACCTCCGTTACTTTTACACCTGTAGCTTTTTCAAAATTTCGCCAAGCTAACATTGAAGCACGCACTGGGTATATACGTTTTCCTATAGTTATCTCCATGGGTTACGAAATTTCAGAACGTACGATAGTCTCTACAATATTTAAGTTACAGGTGTAGCTTGCGTTGTCTTCCGTACCGCCAGAAAGTTCTAAACTCTCGATGTAGCACTTTACGATGTAGTGATAATCTCCCGCGTTTTCGCCTGATCCTGTCCCTAGTACGTGAGTAAATCTAGCTTCACACTTAGTTTTATTAAGTTGCAAAGTAGATAAATCGTTAAAGCCTTGCCCTGTCGCTGCGTCTGAATTGTAAAGCGCTGTAAAGCTCATTGTCGCCGAAGTCATGCCAGGAAGTTGCGCCCTGTATCCCGCGTTAGCTTTTACTGTTGCATCTCTAAACTCATTCGTTACCGATATAGAGCAATCTGTTACGTTATCAATCAGCTTCAACGTTCCACCGTCTGCACCAATAATAACTTTTAAGTCTGAACCGTTAATGATTCCTGTTGTTACTGCCATTTTTTCTAATTTTTATTTTTTCTTTTTTCTTTTGTCACCGCCTACTAGCGTTGTTATAATTGTGTCTAACCATCCGAACACCTTAACAGCAGGCGCATCGCTTGGCATAAGTGAGAAAATAGCCCTAGCGGCTACCATTAGAGCTAATAATATAGGCTCCCAGTTTTCTAGTATAAAATCCATTGTTTAATTTATTACTTTAATTGTATAGTCTTGAATTGCAACCCATATAGAGCGCTCAGGGTTTACGTCCATCTGCTCGCTTGTGTAGCTTATTGTTTGAATTTTTACGCCTCCATATGCTCCTGTCTTCCTATCTAATGCCTTTCTAACTTCAACTCCTAAGTCTATTGCTAAAGTGTACTTAGTGTTAAAACAATACACTTCTACAGCTGCCTCGTCTATTTCTCCTCCTTCCTCTTTAGTATCTACTGGGCTATTGCTTACTACAGAATAAACTATATAAGGCTGACTTACATTTTGTGGCGCTATTTCTGGGTAAATTTTAGTACCTACAATGTCAGTTATTGCCGTTGTATTGCTAAGGATGTTGTATATCGCTTTTCCTACTATCATGCTGTTTTAATATAACGCTTGAACTCTTGTTTATATAGCCTAATCTGTAAGTTAATACTTCTATTTCTTGTTGATAATAATCCTCTTTTAAAAACGCCCGTATTCTGTGTAACGTGCTTACCTCCAAATCTTGGGCTAAAATCTCCCTTTTCTACAATATGTGCATACCACCCGTCGCTATATTTTTTCGTCTTGCGCTTTCCTATGCTATTTGTTCTAGGACCACCCATAACCGCGTTTCTGTTTTTATCTGGTAACCACGTACCCGCTGACCTTCTTAATTGTCCGCTCTTAACCTTTAGCGGACCGGTAGAAGTTCTAACGGTTATATCTTTTCCAAGATCTTTAATGTTAGTTTTTAGCCAGTTAGCATAAACGTTGCCTACTCTGTGACCTATTTCCTGTAATTTTAAACTATCTTTTTCACTCCACTTAACGACATTATCTATCTTCTTAAAAATAGAATTCATGCCGTGTACAGTTATATTTGAATGGTGCGTAACACTCATTACTCAATAATTTCTGTAATTAAACGAATACGCTCATTTCTTCCTACTTCGTGAACGCCGATAATTTTGTAAATCTTACTGTCATAGCTTATGCGGAAACCTGCTTGAGTAGCTTTGCTATCATTGCTGTAACGTATGTTATAGACGACTTTATTAACGCTAACAATTTGCTCGCCGCTGTTTTGTTCTACAGCAGCAGGCTTACGCTCTATCTGCGCCCAGCAAGTAATGTAAGTAGCCCAGCTTTCTTCTTGCTCGCCGTATGCGTTAGCAGAAAGAGTAGGTCTTTGTATTGTAATTCTTCTATCTAGTCCTCCTATGTTCATTTAGTATAAATTACTCTGTAAGGATTTAAAAGAGCTGCCACGCCTAGCGGCGTTTCAATTGAAGTTGTTCCAGTTATTACTGCGCGCCTGTTTTCGTAGTAGTGGGCTACTAGCATCCTAACGGCATGAATAATGGGCGTAGCTGGTGCCTCGCCTAAACTACCTGCAATAATAACGCCGTTGAATCTATCATCATAAACATCAGGCGGATTGTCAAAGTGTATGCGCCCAGGCTCTCGCTTGTCGTCAACCCAGTATTTTGAAGTTGCTAGTGTAGTTAGTTCATTTGAAGCGTTGTAATACTTAACGCTAGAAATTGAATTGATTGGAGAGGTAGAAAATTCACAGTTGTAAAAATCATCTAAATATAAATTGAAATTAGAAGCTACAAAGTGCCTGCCTGTGTAATCTTGACAATGCTGTACAGCTGCATTAATAAGCCTTGTTATTGTTGTATCCTCATCAGTATGGTCTACTCTTAAAAATTCCTTCGCATCATTTAAAGAGACAATATCTGTGCCTGTAGGCTGTGTTATAATTTCTAATTTCATATCTGTAAGATAAAAAAAGGGCGGGCGCAATTACCCGCCCCTTTCTAATTGTTAACTTCTATTATTCTGCACCGCTTACAGAAGCAAGAGCGTCGCCCTGGCGTACTTCTGTATCTGCAAATTTAGTAACATGAAGAGCGATTTGGTTAGTCGCTGCATTACTATATGGATCTACTAATAAATCCAACGCCCCGAACGTACAGTAAACGATACCTTTAGCAAAATCTCCGAATACTATTTGCCCTTTATCAGCAGCACTATCTAAAAGATTAGGCGTTGCAATCGCATCGAATCCATCAAACTGAGAACCAACCCAGAACGCATCAATTGACGCAACTGTAGCTAGATCTCTTGATACTTTCCAACCAGTAGGTGACATAACCCACTTACAGTTAGCAAAGTCTCCGCCTGCTGCTAGTACATCTTTTTCTAGTTCAAACAAGTTTGCTGCTGTTAAAGCACCGCCTAGAGCAGTGTTATTAACTGTAGTAGTTTTTGCAAAAGCATCAATATCAATCTTCTCATTTACTCCAGCCATCAACTCATTTGCAATAAGAGCGTCTACTGCTGGACCTCCTTGCGTTACTAACATCTTCGAGAAGATAGTGCTGTTAGTGTAACGGTTTGGAGAAAGTGTAACCTCGTCCATTTCCATAGTTGACTTGCCTGCTGTAGACATATCCTGCACCTCAGTAGCGTAGAAACCTGCTGCCTTTTTAGATACTCTAGGGAATTGAATGTTACCAGTAGCCCCGTGAATAGTTGTTGCTCCTACTGTTTCAATTAGTGGCGCAGCTCTTAGAGCTTCGATAACACCAGGTACCTGTGTGCTTACAAAACCTGAACCGTCTCCAGAACCAGCTTGGAAATCATCAGCACCGCCAGCACGGTATAAAGCGCGCTCTGGGATACCGATTTGCCCAGTCATTTGCATGCCTCTGCTCTGCATATCGTTGCGAGCCTCTTGCGCCCACTCCGCTTCTGCTCCTGATAAGCCTTGCCCTACAGAAATTGCATGCACTGCACGAGATAGTGAAAAACTTCTGTTAATCTTGTCAATCTCTTTAGTTTCTGAAACACCCACACCGCTCATCGACGCAGTTCGTGCAATCATTTCTTCGTGGGCATTTCTGCGCTTAATTTTGTTGTCTAATCTTTCGATTTCACCTTCGAGGTAGTCCGCGCGCGTCTCCTCTTCATTTGTTAACTCGCGACCTTCACCCTCAGCATTCTCAATCATTGATACATGCTCGTTGTAAAATTTTCCGCGTAGCTCTTTTAACTCTTTCAAGTTCATTTTGCTTCTTTTTTTTGTTGTTTTTTTTACTTCTTTATTTTCTGCGCTTGTAGATTTTTTTTCTACAGCGTTATCTATTTGCTCCGTTTCAGTTTCTTCATTTCTAGCAACTAAACCGTGAGTGTCTTTGTAGGCTGGGTAGGTTACTGGGCTAACGTCTAATAATGTAGCTACCTTATCTACGCTTCTTACGCTTCTATCCTCGCTCCAACTTTGCTCTGCAATAGTAAAAGCGAAAGAACTTTGTGAAATATCACCACGCTTAACACTCTCGTATAAATCTTTCGCATACTGCTGTTCTCCTAATTTGATACGGTACTTTAGCCCAGTATCGTCTAGCTCTAGCTCTAGCGTGCCTGCGCCTGTTCTACCTAAAACATAATTTGGGTCATGATTCATAAGAGCGCGCACGTCGTTATCTAGTACATCGTCAAAAGCTCCGCGCGCTATAGTTTCCTTAAACGGACCTATATTAGTTTCGTTATCGTAAAGAGCAGCGTAGCCCTCTATTATCATCTCGTCACTGTCAGCCCTCGCTTCTAGTGTGCTGGTGCTTACAGAATAATGTGCGCGAGTTTCTAACTCTTCTCTATTCTCCTGTGTTGTTTTTTCTTTCTCCATTGTTGTTCTTATTTGATACCGCTGCGCTGTAATCTTCAATCTTATTTAAAGCAATTTGATTAACCTGCACTAGATGAACGTCACCCCCATCTATAGGATTTTTGTCTTCTTCGGCTCTTACTTCGTTAATGCTCATAACTCCACTAGAAAGCATTTGAGTGAAGAATCCAGCGCGGGCGTCCATATCGCCACGGTATAAATCATTTAAATTAAAACGAGAATAAACAGCAGGCTTGTCAAAGCTAGGTATTAACTTTTTGTCTATTTCTTGCTGTATTCTCTTCACCCAAGGCTGTATTGTGTGTCTAGCAAACATAAGATTTTGTTGCTCTACATTGTTATAAGTTTCTGAGCCTGGTAATTGAACAAGCGCCATCGGTACGCTAAAGATTCTACAAATTTCTTGCGCTTGAAACTGCCTAGTTTCTATAAACTGCGCCTCATCTGGTGCAATTGAAATTCTTTGATACTTAAAGCCAAAGGGCATTAATTTGGTGCCTGCGTTAGCTGCGCCGTTATTCCAAGAGCCTTGGATTATATCCATCTGCTCCTTTTTTAGTGGCTGATCTGAAGATAACACCCCTGTCATTTGCCCGCTTTGCCCGAAGTATTCACTACCAAAATCCTGCGCGCTTTTTGCTAGCCCTAAATTTTCGCGGTGTAATTGTATCGGCGACATTCTGAAAAGGTTGCAAATTGTTAGCATATTTTCAGGACGGACAACGCCGTAGTTTTTTACTGTGTAAACTCTCTCACCTTCTACCTCTTTTAGTTCAATTTCTGAATTGTGTACCCAGATAAGGCGGTTAGCGTATTGCCTGTCGTCTCTTTCAATAATTGCATAACCTACGCCGTACAAAACAGCACTAGCTATAACACTCTCCCAAAATTCGTAACTAGTTTGCTGTTCGTTAGGTTTTAGCGTTACTAAGTCTCTTGCTGGGTGCATATTTGCCACCTCAACCCTGTTGCCATTTCTTACGTATAACTCTAAACCAAGGGCTGCAATAGTTGAAGCTATTTTATAAACACAAGCGTAAACCGTGCTAATTGCTAGCGCGCTGTTTTCGTTGATTGAGGCTCCTGATTTAGTTAGTGGGTAAATACCTACGTTTTGGGCTATTGTATTGCTGTCGTATTTAGCAACTCGGTAACGAAATAACCCCCTGATTCTGTCGGCTAGTGTACTCATGCGCGCGTAGTATAGCACAAAAATATTAAAATTCCAAATTTAAAGGGTTAAAATTTCAAGCATTATATCGTCGTCGCCTTCAATCCTGTTTTGTACGTAGCTATTTAAGGCAATTATAGAAGCAATAACCCCGTCTACCTTTTTGTTTTCTTTCTTTTCTTTTATTACTCTTTTGTTTTCGTTGTTGTCTGTATAGATGATAGCGCAGCCAAATTGCCACCGTAAACACTTATTACCGCCGTGAATTACGTTGCCCTTCATTATTTCCATTTCTAGCTCCTTTGTAGGTCCGTTCATACTTGTAATGTTTTGAGCCATTGGCACCATTGTAATATCATTTTCTATCAACTCGCTTACTATGTAGGTAGAAAATTTAGGATCATAGCCTATCTCGCGCACGTCGTACTTTTCACAGGCGTCTAAAATATGCTGCTTTACTATTCTGTAGTCTGTTACATTGCCTGGAGTTATAGTAATATCTCCGTCTCTAGCATATTGTATGTAATCAATGCCCGCTGCTAGTTTTTTACTGTGTGCCTTTTCTGAATTTACAAATTGATGACAAATTAAGTAAAAACACTCGTTTTCATCATCTCTAAAAATTAATGCAAAGGCAGTCAAATCTTGCGTACTGGCTAAATCTAAGCCCCCGTAAGCTGGTAAGCTAGGCAATCTGTCAAATGGTATGTCTTTAGCCCCTCGCATATATATATCGTCGGGAATCCAAGCCGTTTCTGCGCTTGTCCATATATTAAGATGAAGCCTAAGAAAGCTGTTAATCATTGAGGGGTTGCTTTTTGCCTTTTTTACCGCATCTTTAAAATATGCCTCATTGCAAATAGTGCCGTAGCCTGGGTTGGCTTTTTTCCACGTTTTCGGGCTAGTCCATTCATCATCTGGCTCCGCTTTATACAGCACAGGTAAAAAAGTTTCGTCTTTTATAGTTCCATTTATTACCGCTTCGCTGTACTCGTGCATCTCATAGCAAATGCTAGATCTATCATGCCCAGCAGTAGTAAGGCTAATAATAACGGGTTGCCTTCTGGCACCTACGGAAGTGGTTAAAACATCCCACAGCTCTCTATTTTGCTGTGTATGTAACTCGTCAAAAATAATACCGTGGCAATTTAAGCCGTGCTTAGTGTAAGCCTCTGCGCTGATTGACTTGTACCAACTCCCTTTGTGTTCTACTATGTTTCTAAGCACCTTAGCCCTAGCCCTCAAGTGCTTATTATTGTTAATCATCTCTTTTGCAATCTGAAAAACTATATTAGCTTGCCCGCGGTCGCCTGCTGCGCTTATTATTTCTGCTCCTGGTTCGCCATCTGCAAAAAGTAAATACAATGCTAGGGCTGCCGCTAGGTTACTTTTGCCGTTTTTACGCGGGATTTCTACGTAGCATGTGCGGTATTTTCTTAATCCGTCGGCTTCACGCTTCCAGCCAAATAGCGGGCGTATTATATCATCTTTCTGCCATTCCTCTAGTATGAAGGGCTTGCCTGCTAGCTCACCTTTTACATGAGTGCAGAATTTTTCAATAAATGTAACAGCGCGCTCTGCTGCATCTTCATCGTAATAATAATTCATTTAAGAAACTCAGTTAACTCGTCATCTTTTGGCGCTGCCTCTCCTATCCAATTTTCTAGCCTTGCTATAATAGCTTGCTTTCTCATTCTGGCCTCTTTTAGTTGTTGCCACTCTGGCCTCATTCTACTATATACATCTCCGCTTTTACCTGTTACCTGGTAGCACGTTCCGTTAGTATCGCAAAACTCTTGGAGCTGCTGCTCCTCAGCTTCTACACAAGCTAGTGTATAAATTAAACTCTGTACGCCTGGCGTTAAATCGCGGTGCGCTCCGTATTGTAGCACTCGCTGGTCGTGTATTGTTTGTTGTAGTTCAGTCATATCGTACCGTCATTTTTTAGGTTGTCTTTTATAAATCTGTATAGTGTGCGCTTGTTAACTCCTAACGCTCTGGCTGCATCTGCTATAGTTGCATAGTGGTTTAATGCTGTGCGCATTTTATGATCTCTTAGTTCTTTTATTGTCATCCCTTTTAGTTTTGACTATCCAAATCCTGCGAAAGAC